TGGGCATGGTGCCTAATGGTTTCTTTGTGAACAGAAGATTTAATGACCCAGATGCGTACTTTATTAAAACTGACGTTCCAAATGGTACTAAGATGTTCGTTAGAACACCTTTACAAACAAAAATGGAACCTGATTTCGATACCGGAAACATCAGATTTAAAGCAAGAGAAAGATATTCTTTTGGTGTATCTGACTGGAGAGGGTATTACGGAAACCCAGGAGTCTAATAGTAAATTATGGGAAGGTATGAGTTACTCTGCCTTCCTATACTAATATCAAGGAATTAATATGTCAACAAATATTACATCAAAATTTAAATCAGGCACTGGAGTTATAGTAACTACAGAGGGAGATACACGTATTCTAGCAATACATGCATACTCTACTATAGCAGGTACATTTGATATTGAAGACTCTAAGGGAAGTAAAATTAAGTTTCAAGTTCCTGCAAGTGGTCAGGCAGATATTTATATAGGAGAACTAGGTATTAGATGTAAAGGCACAGTTAGTGTTTCTACACCTAATGCAGGTGGTGTAACTTTAATAGTAGGATAACACATGCCTTCATTTTCATTTTTAAAAACAGATTTAATTAATACTACTGAAAATGATTCTTCTGAATATGAAAGTCAGATACCTAATATTGTAGAAAGAGCAGAAGGTAGATTAATGAAAGAACTAGATGATTCTGGTTTAGATAATTATTCTACATTTACTTTTACTGCAGGAGACCCAATAGTTACTGTTCCTGATGGAACATTAGTTGTTCGTAACGTAAATTATAAAACAAGTGCTTCTTCTAATATAACAACACTTTTACAAAGACCTTACGAATATGCAATAGATTATTTTCCACATGCTAGTACATCAACAGGAACACCAAGATACTACGCAAGGAAAAACAATACAGAGATTTATGTTGTACCTACACCAGCTTCAGCTTTGACTGGTGAGATACAAGTTACAAAAAGACCTTTAGCACTAGCAAGTGCAACAGGCACAAGTGCTACCACATCAAACTATTTTAGTGAGTTTTGTTACAATGCTTTATTTGATGCATGTATGGTAGAGTCAATGATATTTATGAAAAACTATTCTTTAGTTCCAACTATGGAACAAAAGTTTCAAGGTTCTATTAATGCTCTTAGAAATCAAGCTAGAAGAACTAGAAGAGATGATATGGAAACACCATCTAATCAATTAGGTGGACCAACACCAGTTATTAAGAATTCAGACTAATGGCTATTAATAGAAGCAATATAAATTTACAAGTAACAAGAGGCAATAAAATGAATGAAGATAAATTTTTAACAGAAAAACAAAAAACACTACCTGAGAATTTACAAAAAGAAATTATTAAATTTAAAAAAGATAAGTCTGGTGACAAACTTGTTAATAAAATGTATGGTGGTCAAGTTATGAAAAGGGCTGGTGGAGGAATGTCTTATCAGCTATATGGTGGTACAAGTAAAAACATTCGTGATGGTAATAAAGAAGTCTCACAATTTTATGATAAAGGATAAACAATGCCACAGTCATTAGAAGATTTAGTAGAACAGTTTATGGAAGAAGGTTTATCTAAAGAAGAAGCTATTAAAGCTGCAAAGAAAAGATTCTTACAGGAGACAAAAGCTAAACCAAAGGTAAGTATAAAGGTAGCTGAAACAGAGGGAGATAGATTAGATAAAATCGAACTTCAGATGGAAAAACAATTTAATAAAATAAAAAAAGATTTACAAAAGAAACAACAAAATAAAAATAAAATTAATAAGAAAAAAGTATTAACAGCTAAAAAAGGTGGCAAGATAGGTGATAAACTTGTTGCTTCATTTTATAAAGGAGTATAGATAATGGGACAGTTTATAGGTAAAACAATTATAGAGGGTGGTCAAGGTAGAACCATCAAAAAATATGATTTAAATGATATTGTAGGTAGACCAACTGGACAAGGTTATGGTAAAGCAAGAACTGGACCTCAAACTAAAGGACCAATCGAAGCTGTATCAGATGTTGAATATCCACAAGGTGAATCATTTACTACCAGTACCAAAGATGTAAAAAACATCAAAGGTTAAAATGCCTAAGGAGAAGAAAAAGAAAAAAGGCAAAGGCATGAAGGGCATGTCTATTAAGAGTGGAGATAAAAGACCCACTAAGCAAGGAGCAGGTCTTACAGCTAAAGGTGTAGCTAAATATAGAAGACAAAATCCTGGAAGTAAATTACAAACTGCTGTTACTGAAAAAAATCCAAGAAGTAAAAGTAGGGCAGCAAGAAGAAGAAGTTTTTGTGCTAGGTCTGCAGGGCAAATGAAAAAGTTTCCAAAAGCAGCGAAGAATCCTAACTCAAGATTAAGACAAGCAAGACGTAGATGGAGATGCTAACTGTCGTATTTAATTAGTAATATCCCACATTTTAAATGTTGGGTTAGAAAAGAGTTTACACATAATCATCTAGATTATCATGGTGAATTGTTACATGGAATTGCTTTTGCAGTTAATACAATACCAGATAGATGTTTAAGTTTTCAAGTGATGTTCACTGGAATAGAAGATGAACCTAATATTCATGGTGGTGCAATGTGGGCAAGGATGCCAATTACAGCACTAATAGCTGATGAAGTATTAGATGAAGTGCCAGAAAGAATGGACACACATTTAGCACAACCTTGGGATTGTTCATCAAGAACACATAGTGTAGTTAAACTTGATTTATTAACAGCAAGTCCTTGGTTATGTAAAATAGATAACGAATTTTATAAAGGTCGTTACATGTTTACTGTTGATTTTACTGATAGTGATATTAGTGATTGTCCTGCACAACATAAACAAAATCATGTAATACAATTAATTGATGCAGGAAAGTGGACAGGTAATATAGTAGCTTTACCTAATAATAGAGTTAGAGTAACAAGTCCTGCTTTATGGGTAACTGGTGAAGGTGCACCTGATTTTAGACCAAGTCAGCATATACATGCAGCAGAGATACACGACAGTTATACTGACCCTGAAATAACATTTAACAACTTATATAAGGAGAATAAGAATGGCAGGAATGAAAAGTAAATATGGAGCTAAAATGGGTGGTACACCTATGAAGACTAAATATGCAGCTAAAGGCACTATGGGGATGAAAACTAAATATGGTGCTAAAGCTGGTGGTTTAGTTAAAAAGAAAGCTGGTAAAGTAGTATTATCTGGTATGACTGCACGTAGAAACGCAAGAAGACCATAATGGCTGTTCGTAGAAAAACTACAAAAAGAAAAACCACAAAGAAAAAAAGTGGTGCTAAACCTACTAATCCTTCTTTATATGCTAGAGTAAAAGCTGAAGCTAAAAGAAAGTTTAAGGTATATCCAAGTGCTTATGCAAATGCTTGGTTAGTACGTACTTATAAAAAACGTGGTGGTGGATACAGGAGTGCATAATGGCAAAGCCAAGAGGTGGACTTACAGAATGGTTTGGTAAAGGACCTAAAGGTGACTGGGTAGATATTGGTGCACCTAAAAAGAAAGGTAAGTTTCAATCTTGTGGTAGAGCATCTACAAAAAAAAGCAAAAGAAAATATCCTAAGTGTGTTCCAAGAGCAACAGCCAGAAAGATGACTAAGTCACAAATAACAAGTGCTGTTAAAAGAAAAAGAGCAAAAGCACAAGGAGTAGGTGGTAAACCTACAAATGTAAGAACATTTAAAAAGAAGAAAAAGAAATCATGAACATAACACCTGAGTTAATTAATACAATACATAATATATCTTGGTTTGATGGCATACTTTATATTATACTTGGTTTAGGTGTTTATGCTGCATACAGATGGATAAAAAATAAAATATAATTCGTTTGACTCATTGAGTTGGAAGTAGGGTAACCGAAGAAACGCACTAACTTTAATTAGGAGGTGTGTTATGAATAATCAAACATTATTTATATTTAAAAAACAACAACAAGAATATAATATGGTAAGAAAATTAAAAAAAGTATCTAAACAATTAGAAAAGGCTTCTCGATTACATAAAAGACAATCAGAGATTGTAAAAAAATATGTCAAACAAACGGAAAAAAAGAAGAGACCCAAAAGTAGGAACAGGAAAAAAGCCTAAAGGTTCTGGTCGTAGATTATACACAGATGAGAACCCAAAGGATACAGTGAGTATTAAATATGCCACTGTAGCAGATGCAAAAAAAACAATAGCAAAAGTAAAAAGAATTAGAAAACCTTATGCTAGAAAGATACAGATATTAACTGTATTAGAACAAAGAGCAAAGTTTGGTGGTAAACCAGAACAATCAAGATTAGCAAAAGCAGCTAAACAACAATTAAAAAAGAAATATAGGTCATAATGGCACAATCAGGAACATATAATTTTAATTTAGATATAGATGAAGTAATTCAAGAAGCAATGGAAATGATTGGTGGTGAACAAACACTAGGTCATGAACCACAATCTGCTAGACGCACTATTAACTTAATGTTAAATGACTGGCAAAATAGAGGCGTATTACTTTGGAACACTGATACAACAACAGTAACAGTATCATCTAGTGTCACTACATATGATTTAGCTTCATCAGCTATAGATGCTTTAGTTGTAACCTTTCAACCAAATAGCACATCAGCAGAAACTAAATTAGAAAGAAAGTCTTTTGAAGAATATCATATCATACCTAATAAATTTCAAACAGGTAGGCCTACACAATATACTGTAAAAAGAAATTTAGATAATCCAAAAATATTCTTATACCCTGTGCCAGATGCAACTGGTCTTCTACAGGTAGAATTAATACGTCAAGTACAAGATACTAATAAATCATTTCAACAAAATGCAGATGCTCCAGTAAGATTTTTACCTTGTCTTACTGCAGGGCTTGCATATTATATGGGATTAAAAAGACCTAATATACCTGGTGAAAGATTAACATTATTAAAAGCAAACTATGAAGAACTATTACAAAGAGCAATGGAAGAAGATAAAGAGAGAGCAAGTATATTTTTTAAACCTAAGTTAAGAATTATTTAATGGCTACTGAAAAAAGAGCAAAGGCAATGTGTGATGAA